ATGCCATCCACCTGAGAAAAGATTCACTCCAAATACCGCTACTGCATGGCCTATGAAGAAACAAGTAACGGAAGAGATTGCGCCCCAAAGCCAAAACCTTGCTCTCAAAAACCAAACATCAGCAGAGTGCGCTCTTTGTAAATCATATGCGAGAGTGGATTCATCCATCCCGAATAAGATTTCACTGACCATATTAATCACTCATTGAAACCTGTTAGGAAAGTGGGACTAACAGTTTGTGCGTCTTGGGTCTGTGGGAGATTAGGTAGAACATTGTCTCCGTAAACCATAGGAATCCCAAACTGCTGTTGGAAGTTTCTCATGGATTCTCTAACTCTCTTTCTGTTGTCTTCGTCTCTTGCCTTTCTGTTCCAATAAGCGTTGATTTGTCTCTGAAGTAGGAAGTCTTCTATGTAATCGTTCAGTATCAAATCGAATAGTGCTTTCAGTATCATTATCCCACCTACTGTCAAAACACCGAATATAATAGCAACAGGATAAGGACCATACGCATTAACGAAGGCCGAACCATATTGTGAAAAGAAATATACGTTGATGCCACTTACTGCACCAACGAAAAGAACAGTCATTACTAGTCGTGTATCTGTATCTATACTTGGCATGAAAGCACCTCAAGCAAAGTTGACTGAAACTGTTCCAGTTCCTGTCGCTATCTGTGCATAGATGCCATTAGCGACTAGAACACCATGTAGGTCTTGCTCAATAGTCTGAGCAGTTCCACCTGCATGTAGTTGCAGCCTTGCTACCTCCTTCTTTCCGCTAGTTGTTGAATTGTCACTGTCCCAAATCTTGACAGTGAATAGTGCATTAGCAGTTGATGTTGCGTGAATACTCATTATTTTGCAATGATGTGCAGCGACTACTGTTGAAGTAGATATAACTCCACTCCCTTGACAGGTAGTAGTCATCACTCATCCCCCGCACTTAATCTCTCTATCAAATCTGCTTTCTTTCCGTCTGTGGAAAGTCCCTTCTCTTCTAGTATTGCCTTTAGTTTCTTTACCGTGAGAAGTGAATAGTCTTGAGCCTCTTCTACTGGCTCTTCTTCTACTGGCTCTTCTACCTTTACCTCTTCCTTTGGTGCTGGTGTTACAGCCTTTACCGCTTTAGCGGCTAGTGATTCCTTCTTTGGGAACATTGCTGCGTGAACTGCTTTAGCATCACCCTCTAAACCGAACTCCTGTTTTAGTAGTTCTAGAGTTCTATCGCTTGCAGATAGTATGTCTTTCTCATCTCCTGCATTGAACTCAACTAGGAGACCTTCATCCCCAAGCATTCCTGCTGCTATTCTCAATGGAACATGCGTTTCTTCTTGTGCTGTTAGAGCATAAGATTCTCCACCTCTTCTTAGTAGAAGTGGGCCTGTTGCTCTGTGTTCTTTCAATTTTACATTCGCCATCATAATCACCTTATTTTTTTGTTGGTAGTAACCCCTGCCCTGTTACGGGCAGAGGCCACTACTTTACGTCATCACTTAATTGTTATCTTAATCAAGCACTCTTGATGTTGGTGATTTTACCTTGGGCCTTGAAGAACGAACATCCGGTTTCTCCCATAGTTCGATACATTCCTTGGTTTCCAAGTTTGCCAACACCGAATGGGTTTCCACTAGTGATACCATCCTCAAAGTATTGTGTAGGCTTCATAACTGATAGCCACAGATGGTCTGTGTCCAGTAGAAGTATGTCACTCAACTCATTGGTTGTATTTGCACCAGTGGAAGTCATGTCCTTGGTTGGGATAATTGGTATGTCGTAGTATGTTGCAACTCTGAAACCAACTTCTTGTCCCTTTACTCCACGAACTCCGTTGTGGGTTGGAACAATCTCCTTCCTGTCCATGAACCTCTCTTGGCTCTGCAATAGGTCAGCGATAGCCTGTACCGTGTCATATCCAGTTAGGATAACTTTCGGGTTTCCACCATTCTGACGGATTCTGCGAATCATGTCATTAAGTAGGCTTAGAGTTAGAACCCTAGCGTTACCGGAAGCATATCCTGCACCGAAGTCAACCTCTGCATCCAAGAAGGAAGCAACACCTACTGCTGCCTCGTTGTTACCATGCGTACCAGTGATGTTGACAGTTCGGGAAGTACCGAATAGCCTTACAACATCATCAACAACTGCTGGCTGACCTGAATCTTCCTTAGCAGTGTCTAGTAGGTTGTCGTTATACATTGCAGCAATCTCAGCAGCAGACGAAACTATCTTCATTAGAGAAGTGTAGTTTCTGTCGATGTCACCGAAACCAGCATCGTATTGCTCAAGTGGCATTAGTAGCATCTTCTGCTGAACTTCAGCGTGGTGCTTACCCATGTCTTCTCTAACAATAGAACGAATGTCACCTACACCATCATCGATGGCAGCAAGTTCCATACCAAGTTCTGAGAACTCAAACAAGTGAGCAACAGTCTTTGGGCTGACGTATAGTTTGGTGTACTCAGGAGACAATGCTCTGAATGAAGAATCTCCACCAAGAGTTGCGTTCTCTGCAACACCACCAATTCTGTCAGGTCTGATACCTGATAGGTCAGCAGTGTCAGTACCGGGGTCAGTGCTTCCAATACCGAATGCACTTCCACTTCCACCAGCAGGTCGGCTCTTTAGAACTCTCCAACCGCTAGATGTGTATGGCCTCTTTGCAAGCATAGACAAAGCGTTAACCTCTTGGTTAAGCATTGACCAAACTTTCTGTCCGTAAAGAACGTTGTAGAGGTCTCCCAAACCAGCAGCAGATGCCGAAAACGGGTTGCTTGCTGCGTCATGGGGCGTTCCGAAACCACCAACGACTCCTGACGATTTAATGAGGGCATTGCCCTGTGCGCCAGCGTAACCGTAAGTGGCTGCTTCTAGGTCTTTCAATGTGTTAATGTATGTCATCTTAATTCACTCTCCTTGCAAGGTTGTGGATATCTCCCCAAGACATCTCAGCAACTGCATCAGCAGTCGTTGGGAAACCTTCAGGTAGTTCCATTGCTACTGACGTAGCCTTGCGAATTTCATCTTTTTCTGCGGTTAGAGACTTGCGTAGTTCTGCAAACTCTTCTTTGAGAGCAGATACTTCTGAGTGTGCATCGTACTCTGCCCTAACTGCTAGAGATTTCTTCATTTCCATCTCATCAGCAAGCCTAGTCTCAAACTGCTTTGAGAGGTTGTCATATGCCAACTTCTCAAGTTGTTCAGCACGATACTGCTCGTATGCTTTCTCAACATTCTCAGGAGACAAGTCAAGTGTCGTGAAGTCTGCTGACTCTAGACCCTTGCTTATTGGTCCTAGTTGTCGTGGTGCAGCAACGGGTCTTCCGCCACTGACGACAGTTTCGCCAGCCTCGTATTCCCTAGTGGAATCCTCGTCAAGAGCCTTCTCTTCCATGTCATCTTCTTTCATAGACATTTTCTCTTCCTCTTCATCCATTTTCTCTTCAGACATCATTTTGTCCTCTGCGTTCATCTTTTCTTCTTCCATCATTTCCATTTCTGTTTTTTCAACTTTTTCGTGTGTTTCAATTGCACCAGTTGCTTCTTGAACCTGCTTTAGCAGACCATTTAACTCCTCAAGTGCGCTTTCCAATTTTTCTGACAAATTATCACCTCCATTTTCGTGTTTTAATATGTCGAATTTTGCTTCGGGGTTAATACCTTTTTCACAGATTGTTACTTCATGTAATTCAAGACTGTCAATCTCGTTGTATTCTCCGTATTCCTCCGATTTCCTTTGTTTCTTTGATATTGCTTGTCCACCAATACTGAATGACCGTAGAGTTCCTTTTCTAATACCTCTTGCTATTTCCTTAGCCTTTTCTATGTCATCACGCATTTTGATAACTACATAGAACCCAACGTTGTCAACACCTGTTTTGTGTAATACTCCGTTAGTATCTCGATATTGCTCTACTACCTCCCCTACCTGAACATTTGAATGATTTGACATTACGTTTCGATAAGACTTCTTTTCCATGAATTCTACTACTGCTTTTTCCAGTGCTTGAAGTGTAATCAAGTCATTTTGCTTGTCTACTACTTCTATTGATGCATAACCACCGATTGTCAATTCTTCTGACTTTAGTATGGTAAACCCATCATTAGATTCTTGCCTAATCAAAACCTCCTGCGTTGCGAACACTCTCGACACCTGTTTTTTTTACTATATGAAGTAGACGATTTATTCATCTTCAGGTGAAGAGACATCCGGCAACTCCAAATTACGATATTTATCCCTCTGAATATCGATTATCCCATCTTCACCCTCTTTGTCTAACATCTCTTGTTGTTTTCCTGTAAAGACAATCCAAGACTTCTTTTCATTCAACGGGACAACTCTGAAATGTATTCTAGATTGGAACTTGTCACCTTCCATTCTGTATTCGTGATAGCCATGTCGTTGAACACCGAAGATTAACTCTCCACTATCTAGAACCTTAGTGCTGTCTATTTTCTCAGATACCATTGCTGGATACTTACCCGACTTACCGAATAAATCGTAGATATCTGTCGGTTCATCAATGTCAATTAACCAAGCCATTCTGTCTTTATCGGTTTCTATAATGAAGTCTATGTTGCCATCATCTCTTTGTCTGACTTCAAACTTACCAGCCATCTCAGATTCTTCTTTATCCTTCTGAATAGTCTCAGGGGAGTTATCGAACTTATTTCCTGATAGTTCTATGAAAGAATCCTGTCTCTTCATCCAATTGAGTAACTCTCTAGGTTGTAAACTGAAAACCTCATCATACGAATCAGATTCCTCTGCTCGTAGTTTTTCCTCTATTTCATCGAAGGACATAGGAGAGTCGTTATCTTCTATGATGTTTCTAACTATGACTCTTAGTTTGCTCTTCCTAGATTTAATGAACTTGGAGAGTTGGTCTCGCATCTCATCCATGTTTACTATCGCATTCTTCTCCATTAGAGTGTCTCCCTTCAAACCATAAACAGTGAAACCATCGATATCGCTTTTGAAGATTATTTCTGCCTCTCCGTGAATGTAATCCGTCACGGTATATTTCTTGACCTTCTTAGAATCCTTAGCCTGTAATTCTGCAACTACCGCTAGTGGATTCACCAAACTCTTAGGAGTAACAACTGGCTCTAACAATCCTGACAGTGATTTCTTCGTCTTTGAGGATAGTTGCTCTAGAGTACGAATCTTGTCAGGTTCATCAACTTCAGGAAGTTCAATTAGTTTGGCGGAGTATAGGCTGAAACCTCCCTTTTTCTTATTGACCTCATCTACCTTAACTCGTATTATGCTACCAATATCAACTTCTATCTTAGTGTTCAATGCCTTTCCTACTGGTGCGTAGTCCTTTCCTGAATACTCAACGGATTTCATATCTCTCTTCTCTTCAGCAGTCAATGGCCCTGCACCCATTGTGTATGAGAACATACCACTACCAGTCTTCTTCATGTCTAGAACTATAACATCCAAGTCAACAAACTTCTTCCACTTAATCCACTTAGGGTTCTTTTTCTTTCCTATGTAGTATGTGGATTCTATATCTTTTATGACAACACCCTCGGAAGTGGGCATTTCCATTATCTTCTCAGCATACTCTCCGACTTCTTTCATGGAATCTGCTATTCTTGTATCCTTCTTCGATGGGAATGCAAGTGGCTCAGATGAGTGCTGTGAGAATTGATAGAGTAGGATATTTATTCTCTCTCGTAGTGGTTCATCAGCCAAGTCTCTACCCTCATGTCTCATGATGTCGAAAACATGCAGTCTTAGTTTCCCACCATCTAGTTTCTTCTTGAAGACATGTGTAATTGTATCTGCTCTATGTAGGGGTTCATCTCCATCAAACAGCATTAGTTCGCCATCTAGGATGCAATCCCCAAAAGCCTTGTTCTCCATCTTTTCCACTTGTTCAGAACACTTATCGGTAATGTCCTTTTCATTGTAAGAGTATATCTTTATCTTATTGTTGAATTTGTGGATTTGAACTCTCATACCATCGTATTTCTCTTGAACGACATACTCTCCACTAAGACCTAGTATCTCTTTCATATCATCGAGTTCAAAGATTCTATACATCGGCTTGTTAGGTATCAGAAAGTCTACGTCAGCCTTTTCCTCATCAGACTTAGCAATATCCAAGTCTTTCAAATTGTTCCATCTCTCCTCAGAGTATCTGCTCTGATACACTTTCTTCAGAAGAGCAAGAGCCTTGTCGAACTTACCTTTTACTCGCTTAGTGTTCTTGTCATCACCATAATGTTCGATGATGTATAGAGGGATATCCTTGACTTCTATATCTAAACCGACTGAGTTCTGTGTTATCTCATCCGGCTTTAATTCAGCCTCTTCCCATGCTTTCTTTGGTAATGTGTTAGCATGGCTTCTCAAGGCATAATGAATGAATGAAGCAAATACTGCCTCATCTCCCAACAAGGTTTCCAATACCTTGTCTCCTAATTGTTTAGAGAATGGGTCACTTATCTCTGAAGTCTCAAACCTCATTCTCTTTACATCTTCGTAGACCTTCTTCGCAACAGCAGAGTCAGGGTCAGTGGCCCTGTCATCGAATAGGTCTTTTTCGTTTATTTTATCTTTCAGTAGTTCAGCAAACTTGCCTAGACCATCAAAGTTCTCTCTGATGTTCTTGACAGTGCTACTCCACTTTTTCCCATATTCCTTTGGGTTTTCCTTAGCAGAAAGATAGGAGTATCTGATTCTCTCAAAGAAATCAAGAACTCTCTTGGTTAGAGCCTCGGTTTCCTTTTCAAACGATACACCCGAAGATTTCATTATACATCAAAACCTTCTCTCTATCCTTCGTTCACTAAATCTGCATTACCCTCAATATTACTAGTCTTAGGTAGTTTCTCTTCGGCAGGGTTCTTCTTAGGTCTTTTTACCTTGACCTCTTCGCCCATGACATCATCAGTATTTTCTATCCTACCAAGATGTCCTGCTTCTTGTATTATCTCCTTGGCTTTATTGATAGCCAATTCTACAATTTTTTCTTCCCTAGTTACTTTCTCCGGCATTACATTCCCTCCATTCTCTCTGTCATCTTACGAATCTCATCCCAAGACATCTGACCGCCATCAGGAACATCAACATGGCTCATAGAAGGTCTTGGTGACTCACGAACAACATATCCTGATTTCATCAAGAGATTTTCTTTGTTGTATACTGCCTTTTCTAAGGCGTTAACCTTGTCCACTAGTTCTTTCATTAGTAATAACATCTCATTTTTTTCTTCTTTCTTACTCATATTTTTCCTTCTCCTTATAATTCAAAAACCACTCTATCTTTGTTAAAAAAGATAGAAGGGTATCCCATGTTCTTATAGAGATACTTTGCTGCCTTTAATGCCACTTCTTCTGATAGTTCTAAATCCTTTAAGTATACTCTAGCATAACCAATGTCATCCTTTGCTGCTTGTTCTATGATTGGGTCTGCAACTTTCTCAAATAATTTTTCAAGTTCTTTCATAGACATAGAATCATTCGCAGTTGAAGTAGAGGGTTTTGGATTCTTTATTGGCGGTGCTTTTAGTATATCTTCCCAACTCATCTTAATCACCCTTCTACCCATTCTATAAGTTTCTCAACAGGTTGATTTGCCTTCTCTCTATTATCCTTATTTCTTGCTAATATCTCTGCCAGTTTATCCCCTTCGTTACGCTTGGTTCTCTCGGCTGCTTCTTCATCCTGTCCTGTTGAATCCTTAGTTGTAATTTTTCTAGCCCTTCTTCTCTCTGCTTCCGCTTTCATTCTAGGTGTTACATTTATGAAATCAAGCATATCTTCAGGGTCTTCACCAAAGATGTCATTTTGGTTTTTCTTTAGTGTATCTTTCCAACTCATTTCAATCACTCCTCGATATCTAAGTAAGGACTTTCTTTGTAGTCTTGTATTATGCTTCCTAGAGATGCTCTTGTTCTTTTAAGTGAATCTTTTAGGTCACCAGTATCATCTTGTTCCATTATGGTTTTATTGCTTAAAACTTCATTAATCGATTCAAGGGCCTGTTTCAAATCATCCATTTCCTCCTTTGGGACTTTTTGATTTGGGCCTCTTTGTTCTGCGCTCAACATGTCTCTCTCATATTCTTCCATATCATTTTTGATTATATCTTTCCAACTCATTCTTCATCACCTAACATTGGAAGTCTCATTCCCTTGTGCCATTCTATTTCTTGAACGACTCTGAGTTTCACTTCTTCGCCCCCTTCGGGTAAGCCACGCTCTTGATTTGGTCATAAAGCGTTTGATAGTCCTTGCGTAGTTCCGCAGCACTTGCGAGTAGGTCTAAGTTCTTCTCTCTGAAGGACTTCATCTTCTTAGTAAGTCTCTCATCCGTCTTAACTAAGTTAAGTCCCTCTAGTTCTGCTATGACATCTTCTAACTTGGTCATCTCGTCTCCCATGTTCTTTGTGGGTTGCGTAACTTGCAGAAGTTTCTTTATTTTCTTCTTCTGCTTAGGTTCTAGTTTCTCTAGGAAATCAGACGCTTTGAGTATCTCCTGCCACGCCATCATGCCCACTCCTACTATGCCTCAGTTTAATGTTATTTTGCTTTCTTATCAAATGAAACTAGTATTTTGTCATCCCCTATCTCAAACTGATGTCCGTCAAAATCGTCAACCAGTCTATCCATAGTAGAGAACATTTTCTTTGCTTCAACTAATGTCTTGGTATACTGTACTATCGTTTCATTATCTTTTTCCTTCGTCTGTTTTGGTAACTTTAATTCCATTCCGGGTCTGTTTTGCAGCATATCCAAGAGTTCAGCACTGATACCAGTTTCTTCTTGAATATCTTTAGTTCCACTTTCTTCCGAAGTTCTTAGAACATCTATAAAGTCTTCAACATAGAAATATGCATCATGTAGATACTCAACCGAGTCATATAGATTACCACTTAAATCTGCAAATCCCTTGAGACCCTTAACTCCTAATCCTCCTAGTGCTACATCACCAATCTTTACAGCATCTTCTGCATCGTTGAGTTTTGCTTCTTTGTCAAACTCTTGGAAATCAGCAACCTCAATAGCCATTTCAGTAAAGACATCTAGAAGGTCATCTTTAATTTTATCAAATGTAGCAACCTTAGTCTCTAACTCTGCATCACCTTTTAGTCCACTTATAGCCTCATTAAGTTCCGTCCTAGACTTTGACAGGGATAGACTGTTATCCAATATGGCTTCCATATATCTCATAATACGAGTGTATTTGGTTCTACTGACTTTTCCTCCTGCACCTGACAGACCGGGTATCTCTTGAACCAGTTCAATATATACAGTATCCGCCCTCTTCCCATTGTACGTTCTAATATCGAAGACAGGAGTATTCTTGTCTGTTCTACCTTTACCGTATTTGGCAAATGCTTGGAAGTATCTTCCACCGAATTTTTTCCTGAGTTTCTCAAAGCCACTTTTACTTTTCAGACCTCTCACTAGTTTTGTTATCTCATTTATCCTAGTGTCGAATGTATCTATGAACTTCTGAAGTGGTTTTCTGATTCTAGCATCCCTCAAGTCATTATTCTTTGAGTATATATCTAACACCCTTACCAATGCTGCTGTGTCACCCAAATTCTTCTCTTCAAGGCTGGTAAGCAATTCTGCTATTTCCTTCTTCTCTGACTTTGATATTGTGTATGACTTCTTAACTCCGAGGTATGTATCTGCAATTAGTTTGCCTACTTTCTCACCAACCTCTATATCACTTGGATAGTGGTTTCCCATCTGAAGTCTAGATAGCGATATCTTATCTGCCATCTTTGTCAGTTCCTCTTTCTTTTCAGGAAACTTATCACCTAGAATAACAGCAAGGGCATGAGCCTCTATCGCATGACCGCTTGGAAAAGAAGGACTATCATCTGTATCAGTTGTAGACTCAATCTCTTTGCTGATTTCATAAGGTCTTGGTCTAGCGTACTTCATCTTGAGACGTATGGTATAGATATCTATGTCCTTGATTAACTCAATCCAATCATTTTTCTTTTGGTCTACAATGCCCAACAACAATTCATTGTTGTTCCTATCCAAGTCTTTCATCTCACTTTCAGAAATCTTCTTCTCCTTCATCATTCTGATAACTTCAGGTAACTCTTCCTTATTGTCAGGGAAAGAATACTCAGGGAACTCAACCTTGAACGATGGTTCTGAATCCAGTAGTTTCCTCTTCCCATCACTCAGTTCATTACGGGTAAACCTAGACTCCTCCTTCTTGCGAAGTATGTCCATGAATGACCCATCCATCTGAATCATCCCCAAGGATTGTTTGGCGTTTTAGCCTTCTTTCTTTTTGGCAATAGTATAGCATCAGGTATATCAGATGAATCAGGAGACTTCTTCTCCACTGAGTTCGGGTCTACACCACCAACTGAGTAATCTCTGTTCTTCGTGACCTTTCTACTGTGATGAGCATATTGCTCTGCTCTTGCATTCGCTAGTTCTTTTTCTAATTGTCTTACACCTTTCTTTTCTTCTGTCATTATTTCTCCTCCTTCTTGTTTAATTTTTTATCTTCAGCAATCTCAGGGTCAATGTTATGCTCCCTTGCTTCTTCCATATCTTCAGCAGGTTTTATCTCACTGCCGGTACTGCCACCCATATCCATCATTTCATTCTTTATTACATTCCACCATTTCATATTATCACCATTTTACTTTATCTGCCCAGTATGCAGCAGAGGTCTTCCCTCTCTTGATGTTCTTAGCATGACGAGCCTTGAACGAAGCCCTCTTCTTTTTTCTCTTTCCCTTTGGGTTCTTCTCGGTTACTGTATCAGCACCTTGTTCTCCAAATCGAATAGTCTTGACCTTCTTGCCATCTCTGACAACAACTACATGAGATTTCTTAGGATGTTTAGGAGTTCTTTTGGGTTTACTGAAACCACTAACACCTGCTCTCTCCAAGGCAGGATGTTTCTTCCTTTTCTTCAGAACAGTGAACCAACTCATCTTGTTCCTCTCCTTCTCTTGTAATCCTTGCAAGCGGAACATGTCGGCCTACATCGTTGCTTAGTTCCTTTAGATGCATCCTTTCTTCCACAAGGTTTAGTTCCGGGTTCATCGTCTTCACATGACTGGCAGGAAACCCAACCTTTCTGACCATCTCCACCTCTTCTTGAAAACCAACCATGAAGCCCCTCTTCCTTTTCTCTAGCAAAGTTATCCCCACCTTTCTTAACTGAGTTTCCCCAATTCTTAGCACCTACTTTTCTGCACTGTACTAATGCTCCTGAAGCATAAGCAGAAGGCCACTTCTTGTATCTGCTTCTGACCTTATGGTAGCAAGCATCTTTCTCTTTCTTTAATTCCTCAAACCAAAGAGTCATGCTTTTCCCTCCAAATACTTCCTAATTCTTTTATCCGTCTCTGCATTACGCTTCTCTGTTTCTTCTTTCCACTTCTTAACGATGTCGAGGAGTCGGCTCAACCTACTCTCCTCTCTGTTCTCTTATCCACGTTCTGATTACCTGCTTCTTGTGGAAGACCTGTGAATCTCTTATCCGGTCCTGTACTGCTACTAGGTTTGTTCCTAGTTGCAGGTGGGTTCTCCTGTGGTTTGCTTGCACCTAGCAGTTGTTGTTCTTGCAACTGTCCTAACTGACTTGCATCTATGTCTGTTCCAGCATACGGGTCAACCTCAAACTGTTCTTCACCCTCTTGTACTGGTCCTTGTTTCTCTTCAGGCTTGGGGTCAGGCTTCTTGTAAGTGAATCTACCTTCGTCATCCATGTCTATCTCAAAACCTAGATTCTTTATTGAACCTGCAATCTGAACTTCTATCTCTCTCTTCCTGAGTTTGGCAATTTCATCTTCCTCCTCTGATGGTGGTAGTTTCAACTCCCAATCTGTGATTCCGAACTCCTCAGTCATGAATGGAAAGACGTAGTTGTTCCAAATCGTCTGTGCCATCTCAACTGCCCTGTTGGTTACGAGTATCTGCATACCCTCATTGTTCAATCCACCACTTGCAGAGTTGTCTGCCATGAAGATTTTACTTACTCCGTAGAATGCAGCGATTCTATCTCTCAAGTCTTCCTTGACTTGTATGTAATCCATTTCCTTGATACTGTCCATGAAGTTGACCCACTCAACAGAACCTTTACCGCCTTCTGATTCTATGCCCATGACTGGGATGAAGTGTGGGTCTGATTCCATCTTCTCCTTCACGCCACGCCAAAATGACTTCATGGATTCCATGTTTCTAGTTTGAACTGCGAGTATTCCTCTTGGTTTCCTAGCCTTGGTGTATGCTGAGTTGACATAGTTCTCCATCGCTATCAGTGTGGTGATGTGATTCCACATTGTCATAACAGGAGACCTACCATACAATCTAGATGGTGAGTATTTACTGAAGTGTAGAACCTCTCCTTCGATGAATGCCTGTTCTTTCCCATTTGCTCGATTTACATAGTGAACAGGGTGAAGGTCAGAACCACACATGTCACAGACTGCTGAAGGGTCTTTCGTGATTTGGTCACGGTGAGTTAGACAGGTATATCCCTCATGTCCTCTCTCACCATTGTCATCTGCATATATGTGCATACTAACAGGGTCTCCACGATAGACTTCCTTGATTCGATGCATACGAATATCCCCGTTTCCATCTACATAGTATTCCTTGACCATTACTAGATATGCATCATCCATGATATTCAAGTCGTCTTCAAGTTCCTTGAGAACATCGATGAATAACTGCTCTGACTTGTTTACATAGCCGTCTAGGAGTTTGTGAATGTACTTGAGTTGGTCTCTATTAGGCTTGACCAAATTAGTGCTACCACATTCTACACATTCCAAAGTTGGCTGCTTGTGTTCTCTACTACAATCTGCACACTTAGAGGTGAACTTCTCTTCCCAAGTGTATCCTCTTCTGAAAACCTCATTCTTCAATTGAGTCACACATGTCCTAGTAATCACTGATTGGTATGCAACGTGATAAAGAACAGGACCAGTTATCAGGTAAGAGGTGTTCTTCTCCTGAATACCGGGATTGTATATCGTTCTGTCTTCAGGCTTCGGTGTTGTCCGGCGTGTTAAACGCTGAAACAAGGAGGGTCTTTTTTCTTGTACCATTTTATTCATCCTCGCTCTTCATTATAGATTCTGCATTTTCTAATTTATCCATCTCTGACATTTTTCCATTGTCATAGTATTTTGCCACAGTATCTATGTCGATTTCATATTTTCCGAAATCATAGTTTTTATCATCCTTATGGTTCTCATATTTCATTAGTTTAAAGAGTTCAACCTTTCTAGCCTTATACCAAGATGCCTTCTTATGACTTTTCTTCATTCTCATTAATTCTAGAAGTATGTCTGCGTTCTTTTTCTTTAGTCTAAAGAAAGGAAGACATTTAGTTAGTAAACTCGTAACATCTTTTTGAGAATAAAAATTTAATCGATTAATTGGCTTAGTATCCTGTGGAGATTTTTGGTCAAGGTGAAGCCTTCCACAGCCTAGAGACTTGTGCATCTCTAACATAAACGCCTTACCTCTATCTCCGGTAGCAACTAAACCAACTCTAGGATTGTGATTCTTATCCATTGTAATATAACCATCAGAATCTATGAATGCCGCAGTATATGCGTAGATGTCCTTCTTTATCTCATTGCTCATCTTATACAATGCACCATTGACATTTGTTATGTTTTCAGACTTAGCCAATTTCGCTATTATGGAAGGAGATGTCTTTCTAGATATGCTTGTAGGCAGTCTATCGTAAATTTGTTTTGACGATATTCCCTGCTCCTCACAAACCATTCGTGTAATGTGTCTTTTCAGAATCTCCTTTGGTCCTACATTTACCATGTATTTATTCAGCGTATCCTTGAACTCTTTTTTATGGGAGGTCATATTTTTTGTCAGTTTAGCATACTCGGCATTGAAGGGCATACCATTTCTCTCAAGTTTATCCTCCCAATACTTGCAGAGTGAATCTATGATTTTTCTCCTAGTGTCTTCTTCCTTGACCATAGAGAGTTTGATTATGTTCTCCTCATTGTAGGTCATGTCTTTTAGTGCTGGCTTGTATTTTCTCAACCAGTAAACCTTGTCGATGCTCTTATCCAAGTGGTCTGAGTATGAGTTAATTAGATTTGAAATTGATTTGGTCACTGCTATCTTCTCTTCACCCTTCAAGGTTCTTCGATAGTCTTTCAATTCCTTGATTAGTGCAGGAACGTCTCTTCCTTCTATCTCATACTTCTTGAGGTCGGTGGAGAGATGTCTTTGTGCATCGCTCAATGTTAATCGATGTTCCTCTGCGAACTTCTTCGCTATGTCAGTATGACTAGCGATTGGCTGTTCTGACAACCAAGCGTTTTTCATACCTTCAGTGATTCTTTTTCTCTCTTCTTGGAGTGCTTTTTCTCGGTCAGCAATCTCTGCTGCTTCCCTGAGTCGGTCTCCTTCTTCACTCATGTTTAAACCTCAAAAATTCAAGCCGAGTATCCCCGGCACACTACTCCGAACAGTAGTAGGTTCATCAAAGATGTCCAAGTCATCTAGTAGAATGAACTGTTCTCCTGTTCCCTGCGAGGCAGCATTCGCAAGTGCCAAACTCATAACCAAATCGTCATGTGCGCCAACTCCCTCAAACCTACCACTTGTGGTAATTGAAAACATTGACAGTTCTTCTACCAAAGCACCAGTCAACCTTCTACTCGCATTATCACCATACGGCATGATTATCTTCTGATTCTCTATGTTCATCTGAAGGTTTAGTATTATCTCTTGCTTCTTCTTTCTAGTTGTATTGAAGTCTCTGACATTCAAATCTGTCATGTTCTTCAATTCCTGTGTGAATGCCTTTGCGAATGTGTTGGTTTCAAACAGAATCTCCTCCGGCTCAAACACCTTGCCAATCAAACGAATCTTCTCTATGTTCTCTCTGAACTGGATGTTCTTTGCTCTATCAACATGAACTATCGCCTTGTTCTGCTCATCATCTACTTCTAGAACTGTAATAACATTGTAATCCCCATCAGTCGAAATAGCAGGGTCAACACCGACATAGTAACGATATCCCTTCTCTTTCCTATTTCCTAGTTTCAATACATACTCCTTGTTCTTGCATTTCTCAATGAACTCAGGATTGAACAGAGCAGTTCCAGTAGATATAGGAACACAGAGATATTCTCTTGTGAATTTGAGAGAACCTATCTCAGCCTTTCTTTGCATCAACGCATCGAAGTCCCAACGCTCAGGCCATAGTGGTTCATTCAAAGCATTGAGACATGGGTATTTTGTCACAGTGTATGCTTCATTCTCTTCCAACTGTGCGAAGATATCCGTATAAGTAAATGGAGTACCTATCATTCTTAGTTTAGATGTGTGATGTAGAGTTGGAATCATGTCACCGAAGAACCAGTCAGTAACTCTCTGAATACCTGCTAGACTGAACTCCTTCAAGGGGTCGTCAATGATAATCTCCTGCGGGTGAAGACCACGAATCTGAGAACCGACAGAACGCTCTAGAATCGCATTACCATTGGTTAACTGGATATTCCCAATCGCCCATCCACGACTAGGCTTGTATTTCTTCAGTGCTGGTAAGTTAAAGTACCTATCAATCTCCCTCATGTGAACTAAAGTCTGCTTTTGGTTAGATGAGATGTAAAGCATTTGATATGGCGGCTCTTGGAATATAAGATTCCACACTACCCAACTGTGCATAAAAACCGATTTTCCGTGGTCACGACTACAAATAATGACTGTTCTATCTGTTTTCTCCATTCCTTCTAGCCATTCTTCCATATACTTAGGATACATCATCCCTAGTACATTCTTGAAGAAATAAGGAAAGGAGTTCTTTGAAAGTTCCATGTCCATAGAGGACATAAAATCTAAGTTATCTACTTCCATCCGTCTATCACCTGTGTATTGCTTTGAGGTAATAGACCCCCTCTGTTGATATCCCATACTTGCGACTCAGGTTCTCCATAGAGTCGAGTTCCTTCACTATGCCATCTACTTCCATAGCAGTCAAATCTATGTTGAACTTGGACTTCATTGATTTCAGAGTATGCTCCATATCTTCATAGTCATCGATTGAACTTATGGCATAGTACAATGGTTTTCTCATCATCTTCCTTATGTTGTCATGTGCATTCAGGAAGTTTCTCTCTAGTTCTGTCTTTCTAATCACATCAAGTTTGTCTTCCAGTCTCTTGATATCGGATATGATTCCAATGAAGTTTCCTCCTAGTTTCGTGTATTTATCTTGTCTTCCTGTGACATGGTAATACAGTGCTTGGAATGGGTAGACCTTGTTCGTGTCGTACTCCTTATTCCACTCTTCTAGTGCCTTCTTAGCCCCAACACCGAATTCTATGGTCTTCGCATTTTCTATACCATTCTTCGCTAAAATCCTGTATGCCATACTTCCGAACTCTATGTTGACTGCATTCGCATCATTTCCCTCAAACGCATCATCGACAGCCCTAGCAGTATCTTCGGTTGTGTCTATGAATCTCTGAACTGTCTGCTTTGAAACAGGTCTTGCTAGTCTCTTGAGGAAGTTTACTATTAGCCTTAAGTCAACCTCATCCAAAAGCAAGCCACTAACATTTGCTCTCTCCAATGACATCATGGTGATGAATGCATTCTTGTTCATTCTCTTTCTTCCCAACACCGAAAGCACCTGAGTATTCTGCCACTCAAATCTTGTTGTCTTAGGCTTTGAATCGGAAGTAGCGGGTTCTATGTAATATGCCTCTACTGCTTTCAGCAATCGGTCAAGTGCCTTTTCTAGATTGACAGTGATAGTTTCTATCTGTGCATTTCCCCCATCGTCTGTGACTGTCTCTCCTTCTGCATTCTTTTTCTCTCGTTCTATGTCTATGCTTACTTGTCCAAGAGCAGGAAGTTTGCTTCTGAAAGCACCTTCTGATGGAAGTGCCATTCCTCTACCTTCTTGGATAGTATCAAATCTCCCACTTTGTTCTGCTGGAACTCTAAGACCTTCGCTCTCACCAGCCCCTGTTGGTTGCTCTGCCTCAGAACCTGCTGAGATAAACTGAGAGAGATTCTTGAGATACTTCTCTATCTTAACATCATTAGCCTTTACACTGTCTCCATCTTCAGGAGTCAATGTCTTGGAATCATAAATTGTCTCTATGACATCCTCTTGATATGGTAGGAAGAAGTCACCCTCGCTTATGACCGATTTCATATCTATATCCTTGATGTATTGCTTCATCTCTCGGATGTCCCTGCTATCCAAATCAAGTCTTATCGCAGTTCTCTTCAGCCTGTTCTCAAGTTTCTTCATCTCATTAGCGATAGTAGGTGATATTTTGAAACCTGACATCCCCCTCTTCCAAGCGAATGCGTAGAGTGGGTCTACGTCTATCCCTATAACTTCGCCACGAACCAACTCTGTGAAGTCCCGAATAAGTCTTCTCTTCTGACTTATCTCCTTACCATCATCAATGATACCAACTTGACCACCGCCTCTATCTTCAGATTGTCTGTATCCAGTAGGTGAGTCTCCTGTGTCCTGAACACCGTACACCGCTTCAGGCTTCTCCTGTATCTTGGCTAGGAACGAGTCTAGAACCTCAAGTGTCTTGCTCTTCGCATCTAGTGTGGTGAGACCAACTGAATTGTACTTGAACACATACTTCAAATCGCTTGCCTCATACTCTTTGAACTCGGCAATGTATCCAGCGAGTTCTTGGTCTTGCATATCCCCTGTCTTGGGATATGCCTTCTCAAAAACCTCTTTCATCGTATTGTGCGCATCTGCTAATTCTTCAAACTCATCATTGATGCCTTCCCAATAATTGTATATCTTCTGTCTGTTCTTAGTGAGCCTCAAGTCACCTTGCCCAATTAGGTCTTGCAGAACATCACTTGGCTGATTGAGTCTCTCCTTGTCCCCATCCATCCTGAGAACCCTCTCCAACAACTCGATGAAAGGCTCAAGTTTCGGCTTGATATCTTCAGGTTGTTCCTTGAAGACCTCTAGTGCAGTTCTCTTTTCACTGAGGGATGCGTCTGAGTCTATCGTGAGTTTCTCAGGTCTAACTCTACCAAGCATACCACTGGTAATTTCCCTACCATTTGCCCTGTCGGAGAATATAGCCAAACTGCGATTCAACTTTCTCTTCAACTCCACGTTTGAGGTTGAAGTTCCTCCCACCTTTCTCTGAACGGAAGGAGTGAGCGTTACCTCATGCTTGTCCAATAACTTGTTCAACATCTCTCGCTGTGTATCGGGCTTTAGGAAAGTGAACCCCGGATACTTAACCTCTATCTTATCCAGTATCTTCTGTGAAGCCTGAACATTCGTCAGAACGGATAGGTATGTCTGCAACCTTATGTTACCACTGTCATCCCTAGCCAATATGGGTGATTTGATATCTTGAGCCTTGGAGTCATCTACGGAGATTCTCTCTCCTACTTCGTTCTGCTCAATGAAGTCAATGAATACATTAGCATCAGTCAATGAGCGAGTGTAGTCCTTGGCCTTTCTCTTGTTGCCTAGCAAATCCACTAAACCTGAGAATCCCTCTTGCATCAGTTTGCTAAACTCCTCACTCATTTCAATCCCTTATCCTCAATATTTTCTTAATGTATATGTATGGCTCAAGATAACCTATCTCTTGTCCGTATTTTGGGCTTTCGTTATCTCTAACTGTTACATTCTCCTTCATGCCTTCTTTGAGAACGAGTTTCATATTATCTGCTATTCTCTCTATGAACGATGTTCTAGTCTTCTCGTAGTCACTTCTTATCTCATCCAAGAACTCATCCATCCTCTTCAACTTCTCAGAGCCTTCCAGTTCCTCAATGTCCTCAAAGTAATCCTCTATCTCCATGTCCGTGAATCCACCATTTACTATATCGGAGACCATCGATAGTGCTGTGACTATATTCTCAGGAGTAGCCTTAGTTCCAATGTTAGTTCCCATGAGCCTAGTTCTAGTGAAGTTACTTCCACTGAAGGGATGCTCACTAGCAGTCTCTGCCACTGCATTAGGGAACTTTCTCTTGTCCTTGTCAGTTCCCTTTCCATCAACTAGTCTAGTGACCATTTCTTTCAGTGTGTCTTTCTGCTCATTGAACTGCTCTCGACTTAGGCTAGTTCCCATTGCCTCGTTGACCTCACCTAGTATGCCATCATCGATAGCCTCTAGCAAATCCTTGAATGTGCTTCCTTCCTCAACCTCATCCGAATCTCCTCTCTGTGCAGCAAGCATACCTTCTGCGTATTCCTTCATCTCTTCAGGGTAGAGTTCCTTCAATGCATCAACGAATCTAGAATCGCTCTGCTTCTTTGCTCTATCAAGTATTTTTGTTGCTTCGGCA